TCTTAATATTTTCAACCCTAAATAAGCTTCACAAAACATAAGGTAAACAATCCTTTGCTTGCCGAGCGTAGCTTATTTTATGCCAAAAATAATGCAAGCGAGGGCAAAGAAAGGGGACTTTCTATTTGCCGAGCGTAGCTTATTTTCTGCCAAAAATAATGCAAGCGAGAGCAAAGAAAGGGGACTTTCTATTTGCCGAGCGTAGCTTATTTTCTGCAAATGTAGCAAGTTCCCAAGCTACAATATAAGTTATTGATACACAGCATTTTAACCTTATGTCGTTCTTAGACAAGTTCACTGTTTAAGCCTTAACGCTTTTAAAACTGCTCTGCCTATTCTTTAACCATTGCAAAGATAATAAAAACTTTCAGACTATACAAACATAGGGACATAAAAAAGTAGCCTAACTTCTCAGTCAAGCTACTTCTCATTAATAATATAAAATTTAAGTATGAAAGTAAAGGGTGGTACTATTGAGGAATTAAACCCAGCTCCTTAAGTCTCTCTATGGCACGTTCTTTAGTCTCTGGGTCTTCTAGTGCTACATCTAAATTCTCTATAGTCTTCATAGATTTTTCAATACGTACCTCTTTCTCTACTACCACTTTCAAGCCCTTTAAGTTCTGTAGCAGTTCCTCATACATTTCTACCTGTTCCTCTACCTTCTTTACAAGTCCACCCAGCTCTAAAGGTCTTTCATCTGTCACCTCAGCTAGGTATGTTCCAAAGTACTTGTTACGTTCCTGCCTAGTCGTCTTGAAAAGGTCTGCTACTGTCTGGAAATCTTTAGACTCATTTTTTCTTCTTAATACTAACATAAATAATCTTTGCTGTTTATAGTGTGCCACCACTTCTTAATTATTAAATTACGTTTGCAAAGTTAGTAGGTCTTGGGGGGTCTTGCAAGTATTTAGGTCATTGTAATTACGTGCGCTTAAAAATACTAGGTAGGGACATAAAAAAAAGAGGGGCTACTATACTGCCCCTCGTGTCTAATTTACTCTTACACTGTCGATAATCTGTTTTATTTCACCCTCTACATATTCAACACCTTTATACAGTTCTATCTTACTTAGATAGTCGTTAAGTGTTTCCTTAGTTCCAGCCCCTATATTCTTAAATAGCTTACAGTACATTGTCTTGTCTAAGCTATCAGTCTTTGCCTGTCCTTGGAATCTATAGCCCTCATTATTCAATACTTTATAGGCTATTGCTAGGTACAGTTTATTAGACTTCATTTCAGTTAGTGTATCATCTACTGACATTAGGTAGGCTGTTAACTCTTTTTTATGTTCTACTATGCTGTTGTCTATGTCAGTGTATTTATAGTTGGATTCCTTTACTTCCTTTAGTACACCACATTCTAGTAGGGCTTTTATTAGTTTCTCATCCCTCAACATAGCAGGGTTAAATTCAAACGTCTTACCCGTTACTTTAATATTTTTCACCCTGCACTATCACTAGTACTACGGCTTTTTTAATCTTCTAATTATAATGTTTAAGTTAATAATAGGCGGTACATCTCAGCTCCCACCCTGTTAATACTCTCGACTACTGAACTTACTTCTTTACTTCTGTTCTTCATCATATTTGCAAAGGTAATGATTTCCTACCTAATTAGTTGTCTTGGATTGTACTAAAAAGAGTTAAAAAAAAAGATTGTCCGTGATACCCTTTACTAGATACCACGGACTGCAAAGACCTATTCTACTTCCTCTTTCTTATCCTTATCTTCTCCCTGTTCATTCAGTTTCTTAATGATTGCCTTGTTAGTGCTAATCTTATAGGCCTCAAACTTTTCTTTAAGTATCTGAGTAATCCCAAAGACTGCCCCAGCAAAGGTAATCCCAAGACTTAAGAATCCGAGTATAGAGTTTTCAATTAGGTGTAAGATAAAGAAACTAAAGAAAGCCAAGACAACACCGCTAATAATTAATAGTACGGCTGTCATGTAACTTACTAGGTCTCTGTGTTCTCTCTCAAATTTCATAGTAGTTTAGTATTTGTTAGTAGTTAGTTGAATCTACATATAAGTTCCAATTCTGACCGTCATACAAGACTTTTATAATACCTACCCAGTTAACAGTGAATAATACAGACTTAACTACTTCTACACTGCCTTGATTATATTTTACTATACTAATTTTCTTACGTGGGTCATCATCTACACTTATCACTAGTCTACCACTACTTCGCTTATAGATAATGTACTCCTGTCCTGCTTGTAAGTTCTCTGGTGTTTGGTGGTACTTATTTATGTACTTGACACGTTCTGCACTTGTTGGATTAGGCCCTAACATTCCTTTAGTCAGTAGGTCATTGTCTGGTAATTGTAGGTAAGTTCCTTGGTTTCCGATTACTTGGTTTTCTAGGTCACTTGCACCTGTAACTATTACGTTCTTTACATAAGTATCTAGGGTATAGTTTCCGCCTTTGTATCGCCTAGTTAAAGCCCTAAGTCCATACACTGCACCGTCTGTTATAGATATAGCTGCCTCTAAGTTATTTGATACGCTAGCTATACTAACCGCCTCTTGACTATTACTAATTATTTCTAGGTTAGTGTCTCTACTGTAGGGGGATAGTTTAACAGACTGAAATATACCCTCTTTTAGTACAGTTTCATCTACCCTACTACTAAGGCCGTGGTTATGTATCTTAGTTTCTACCGTCTCATTCTCTACATCCTTAACAGTGCCACGATAATAAAAGCCGTCATCACTAACACTAAACAGGCCTCCTTGACTTTCAATATAGCGAGTCTTAATCTTACCATTCTCAAACAGTGCCGTCTCAGTATTACCGTTCTTAACCTTTACACGTTTTGCATCTAGGATTATATCACCGTTCAGTACCTTAGCCTCTATCTTATCTGCACTTTGTTTTAGGTAGGACTCAGTACTGTTAATCCTTACTACTTTCAAACCAGTTAAGGCAATACTCCAATCTCTAGTAGTGTCCTGTCCTGCTTGGTGTGCGCTTTCAAAATAGATACGAAGATAGTTATCCTTTACATCTACTACCCTGCTTACCTCACTACCGCTAATAATGTGTGCAGGCTGAGAATAATCTATAGGGGTTTGTGTTCCTGCCTTATTATCAATCTCCACAAATAACCTTACATCTGCTGCACTGAGGTAGGGTGTGAATCTAACCAAGTACTGACCGTTTGGAATTGCGCTACTATTACTATCAAAAAGTACTGTATAGTCAATATCCTGTAACTGTCCCCCTGCCTTGCTAACATTATAAGACATAGTTAGGGTGTCTGTGCTGTGGTTGTATGATATACTTTGGGCTGGGTGGTGGTCATTAGGAAAATTCTCTACAAAATCAAATTCTACCCTATTCCTGCTATAGTAATTATATAGGTCACTGCTACTAGGACTCCAACCTGTCGCTAGGTTTCCTTCTTCTAGCTTAATATCCCAAAACTTAATACTTTCATACACTACACCATTACTATAAGAATTTAATCTAAGTATGTAGTGGTCGGTGGTAGGGCAGGTAAAGGTCCACACGCAATCACTCACCATATTAGAACTAGTAAAAAGTAGGTTATCAGATTTACCACATAACCAGACTGTAAAAGACTTATTACCTTGTCCTTCCTTATGTTCCCTAGCTAAGACACCATCACTCTTTAACTGTAGCGTGTATTTCTTACCTGCCTCTAAAAGCTCACTAGTTACACCTCTATAGTAAAAATATCCGTCTTTGTCTTTGCTAGTGTGTAGTAGTGGGGTAGGCTGTCTGAAATCTATAACACCATTTAATAAGTTCTGACCTCCTACACTGAAATCCCTAACCGTCTCTTCAACCCTGCTAACCTTACTTTCTGTCTCGCTAGCTGTCTGTCTGAGTGTGTTAATGTCTCGTGTTGTGGTCTTCTGTAGGTTATCTAGTTCCGTCCTTGTCCCTGTTACAGTCTGCTCTATACTACTTGCTTTCTGTGTGAGGCTACTAATACTACTTTCTGCCTGCCTTATCTTTCCTGTTACGGTGTCTAGGTTGGTCTTATTATTCTGTACCTGTGTTTTGATAGTATCTGCCGTCTGAGTTAGTTGTGTTACCTTATTCTCAACAGTTCCTATCCTACCTGTTACATTATTAATACTCTGTTTTGTGTCTTGTACTTGTGCCTTGATTGAATCTGTAACACTAAAAACAGTACTAGGTAGGACGGTAACAGGGATAGTATAAGAGTCTACCAGCTTATCATCACTTAGCAGGTTAAAGGTAAAGGTTGTCTGTCCTGTGTATGGTAGGGTCTGTGAGTGCTTAAATAATCCTTCCCTGTTAATTCCAATTAGTCCACCTTTATACTGTATAATATTAGCAGGTGTATTATCTGAACTTACACTACTTGCACTCTGACCTACTACCTCAATCAGTCCTAAGTCAATGTTTAGGGATAGTCTGTTATTAGTATCTACCACTGCTACGCTACCGCCCCTGTCATAGAGTTTATAAATTGGTGTTGGGTCTAAGTCTCTACCATCCTGTCCCTTTGCTACTACTTGGGTGTTAGTATTACCAATCCACCATACATTATCAACAATTCTAGGGGTAAGTCCCGTATCACCTTTCAGTCCTTGGTCTCCTTTATCTCCCTTCTCACCTTTCTCACCCTTACTACCTTGTGCAGGGATTCTAGTATCAGTACCACCAACCCACCAAGTACCGTTCCTAATCTGTGGTGTAGTGCCGTCTCTTCCGTCTTGCCCCCTAGCTGGTATCTTACTATCTTTATAAGTGTTGCTAGCCTTGTCCCATATCATCCAAGTTCCACCAGATCCGATATAAGGTGTACCGCTAGCAGTTAGTTTAATTCTGTCTGCTATGTAGGATTCAAGTGTCTTTCCATTGTCTACCCTAAATTCACCGCTAAATATGTTCTTACCGACACTGATTACATTTAGCCTATGTGTTTCTAGGTTGTAGTCATTGATTCCTTGGTACTGTACAATACTAGGGGCTACAACGGTCTTATCTAGGTAGCCTGTATTATATGCACTGATTATAATAGCTGCCTGTCTTGTGGGGTCAGTCCTATTACCCAACTGCACAATATTATCCCCCTTCAATGGTTCACTCACACTAGCAGGGTCTTTATCTGTCTTGCTTAGGGTAATATAATTCCAACCGTCACTATTACCTGCCTCAGTACAAAGTCTCCAATAATACCTAGATTGTCCTGTATTGAAAGTCTGACATACTACAAAGTCACCTGCATTAAATGTCTGTGTAGTAGTAGTTAGGTTATCTGTATTTTTCCACCAGCACTTATAATCACCGCTTGCCAGTACTTCTACCTTTTCAATGACACCACTAGCAGGGGTAACTATAATCTGCCCTTGTGTCGCTTTTATCTCATCAACGCTAAGACTAAAGAAATGTGCTGCTTTGTTGACTGTCAGATTATCTACTACTATATCCTTACCTGTTAACCTCTCTGTATCTACCCCCTTAGCTGTTAGTGATTGAGTATTGTGTGTTTGGGTGCTTAGGTCGGTTATAGTTCCTGTATCACTGTTTAGGTTAGTGGTGGTTAGTGATTGGCTAGTATGTGAGGTAGTAGTTAGGTTAGTAATTGTAGAATCTGTTGCGCTTACACTTCCTCCTATGATAGTTGTATATCTTAGTTCCTGTCCTGTCACGCTATCAATTTTACCAGCTTGCGTATTGATAGACTTTGCACTAACATTACCGTCACTTTCGATATTACCAACTCCTAATAGGTCTCCGCTTATATCGTGTCTCCCATCATATACCTGCCCCCAAAGTAAGTGAGGCTCTAAGGTACTATTCTGACTACCACCTAGCCCACCACCTGCACCACTTCCACCACTGCCTACACTTTCCTTTTTCTTTGCATAACTTACTACATCTATCATAGCTCTAATAATGTTATCCTCGCTGTTTTATTTCTAATGTCCCTACTAACTGACTGTACTAGGAACTTCTTACCTAGGGTCTTAGATTGATATGTACTAGTAAAATCTATCCCTGTGTCGTTCATTGTTACCTCTACCTTAAGTCTAGGCCTTGACATGAAATTATAATACTGACTAACATAATGTTCTTCTGCCTTTCCTGTCTCATCTAGTACCTTATTATATATGGTTCTCACTGGTAGACTTGTAGATGTATTAAAGACACTGTTTAGGTAGACTTCATTCTTAATACCCTTTTCCACTGCCTCACTACTGCTAAGCTGGGTGATAAACTTAAAATCTGTCCCATCATGCTTATTAATATATTTAGTCTGTGCTGCACTAGAGTAGATTAAATCATTATCCTCAAAGGTTTCTAGTTTACCGTTATCACTCACTATATTACAAGCAAAGTTTTTAATAATGATATTCTCAGTGTGCGCTAAGATATACCTACTATTACTAGTCCACTTTGTACTCCTCCAGAAACTAGGGTGTCTTCTTACAATATTGTCCCAAACTAACTGAATAGGTGCAAGTATCTTAAAACTAACTCTACCGCTTAGCCTGTCACTCTGCTTAATTGGTATAGCAGTTCCCTCCTTGCCGTCTAGGTTCATAGTATATTCTATTGTATTTTGTAGACTGTGTTCCTGTCCTATTATGTAGTCTCCAATTTTAGGATTAATACCTAGTGACATAGTGGTCTTATATTTAGTAGTGCCGTCATCGTCCTTATAGGTTAGGTCTGGTCTTTTCATAATCTCCTCAAGCGTTAACCACTCAAACTTACTATCACCGTACATATCTAAGACCGTCTCAACACAAAACTTAGACCCTATCCTAAGCTCACACTCTAGGAGAGGTAGCTTACTGAATTTATCTGTACTATCACCTACACTACTATACTCAAACTTTAATCCCTTACCTGCCTTGTCTTTAGTCCAAGGTAGAAAATAACTACCTGTACTATTGTATGTTGGCCTGTCGGTATTAAGTCTTGCGCTATAATGTTTTCTTGTATAGTACCGTCCTTCCTCGTTACCATCTGACTTTACTAGGTTACTGTCTAATCTGCGAAGGTCAAATACATTATCTTTTTTAGGTGGGTCATAGAATGGGACTATAGCGGTGTACTCTTTTCCCTGTGTCTTCCTAGCCCCATGTTTTAGGATAAGGTCATAACTAGATACCCTACTAGCCCTACCTACACTGCTTTCATATAAGATAGGCTGCATTAACAAACTACCACTAAATACTAGATAATTAGTCGTTTCACTGTCTGGAGGGCTAAATACACCACCTGACTTATTACCTACATATTCAATCAGTGGGGAACAGTCTCTTAGGTCATTGTCGCTAGGTTTGTGTCCTTCTGCTGTGTCGTTCTCATTACCGCCTACACTAATTACTAAGTAGTTATCAGTGTCAATCTTACTAGTTGGGCTGTTATCGGTTGCCTTAGCTTTTCGCTCTACACTTCCGAGCCTGAGCAGTGCTGGGGTGAGGGGATGTTCTCTTAGGTACAGGGCCACTTTATGCTGATTAATACCTGTCCCGTTCTCATCAACCTCTAACATATCTTCACTCTTACGTAACTTCCATGTTGGGTTATACATAGACCTCATATACCAATCTGTCTCTGTTAACGCATCATAAGTAGTAGGTTGTCCCTTTACCGCTGCATTAAAAGCCTCGTTCGCACTTTTACCACTACCAAGACTACTAATTTCAGTGAGAATTAGCTGCTGACCTTTGTAGTGTGACTTTAGACTGTCTTCTGCTAGTGGTGATTCTATAATAGTATCTTGTCCTTCGAGGCTACAGGATAATTGGAACTGATTTACTACTTCACTTGTACTAAGGCTAGTGTCACTTCCTGCATAGTGTGAAGGGTTGATTATAATAGATTGTGGCTGCTTACTTACTATCTCACCTGTCTGTAAGTCTAACCAGTTTATAGTATTACCCTGTACTAGTGTGTCCCAATCATAGATATAAAAGTCTAACCCTACCTGTCTGATATGAAGATTAAGGTACTGCAGGACTTCTTTTAGTAGGTCTTCATTCGTCCAAGTGCTATCCTCGTCCTTACCAATTATGAACAACTCACTAATACTTAGCTCTTCAAATACTGTACCTTCCTTTCCCTTAGCTGTACCCTTAGACTGGTCATATAGTAATCTAGGCTTTTGGTTGTTGTTTAGGTTTAGTCCCCTTGTATCAAATATCCTACCCAAGACTTCCATAAAACTAGTACTACCTGCCTCTTGTACCGCCTGTCTATAGTTAAGGGGTACTATATTCTTGTAACTAGTATATTGAAGGGTGCTAAGAAAGTCTGTACAGTTAAGGGTAAATTCATCAACACTACTATTAAATGGTTGGCTAAAAGTGGCTGGCTCTACATAACCTGCAAATACACACTCACTACCCTTCCAAACGTTTACTACTATATCTCTAGCAGCACCTGTAAAAAGTAAGTCACCTAAGTAATCAGAAACAACTAAGTTAATAGTAGCAGACTTTCTAATTACGTGTTCTGTGAGGTCTTCTATGCTTTCTTCTATCTGTACAGGGTCAGCAGCAAAATATAAACCATCCTTGCCTATCTCCTTAACAGTCCCACTACCACCACTTTTAATTATGACGGTTAGTAGTTCATCCGATAAGTCCCTAAATTCACCTCTTAATATCATAGTACTCTCCTTCCTGTCTTACTCTGAACTTTGCTATAGTTACTTAAGGCTAGATATAAGTCACTACCTTTCACCCTTACACTACTTACACCTACACTACCACCTAGGCCTGCTGTATTGTTATCTAAGATTCTAAATAGGTTTCCTTGTTGTGTGTTGGTTAGTATCATTTCACCACTATTAACTCTTGCTAGGTTATGGTCTCCTACTGTCTTGCTACCTTGGAAAATACCACCCTGTGAGAATGATTGTAACTGTGAAATAGTCGAAATCATCACGGCTGTACCAGCTGCAATCGCTGCTACCCATCCAATAACGCCGAGTTTAGAATCTTGTGCTGAGGCTTGTGCAAAACCTAAGATAATCTGACCTATTGCCTGTAATACTAAACCTGCCTTGGCTGCTGCACTATCTTGTCCTAGTTGTTGTATTGCTTGAGACATAAACACCATACTAGCACCAATCTTCTCACCGTCACTAGCCATCTTACTACCTAGTATCTGTTGTAGGGCTTTCGCATCCTCTAACATCCTAGTAATACCGCTATTCTCAAAACTACCTAAGCTATCCTTAACCTTTTGGAGTTCCTTCATACCATCTACTGACTTCTGTAGCTCCTCAGTAAGTTTAGTTAGTGCAGAAAAATCAAGTCCCTTAAGGTCTAGACTTCTACCTAGTTCCTGTCCTAACTGTCTAGCCTTGTCGATAAGTGGGTTTAGTAGCTTATCACTTGCCTCTTTCTCATCCTTTGCCCTTTGGTCTAGTAGTTCAGTATATTTGTTAGCATACTCAGCCTGTAAGTTAGATATTGCTGCCTGTCTCTGTTCCTCTAGCTGTGTGAGTAGTTCCTTATTATCGTGTGCCTTCTCTGCTAGTGCTGCATACTTCTTATTAACTGCTGCTACCTCGTCTGCTAAGTCTGCCTGTCTAAAACCTTCTATCTTAGTATAGTAGTCGTTTATTATTTTGAGCTGGTTAATTAAAGTCCCTTGCGTGTTGATTACGTTACTCTTATCTGAACCATACGCATTTTTTAGCTGTTCCTCATCTACCTTTCTACTACCCTTATTGTTATTAGTGGTCTCAGTTTCGATAGTCTGCTTTAAGCTCTTTTGGTCATCTGCTATCTTCTCTGCTTTTCGCTTTGCCTCTTCTGCTGCTTTCTGTGCCTCGGCTTGTGCTTTCTTCCTAGCTGCCTCTGCTTTTCGTGCTGCCTGTTCCTTGGCTCTTCGTGCTGCTTGGTCTGCTTTCTTGCTTTGTTGGGCTGTCTGCTCTCTCTGTCGTCTAACTGCCTCTTCTAGCTTGTTGGATTCTTGCCTATATTCCTCACTACCCTTCTTAAATAAAGCTAGTCTCTTCTGGTGGTAGATAATATCCCTGCTTAGTGATTGTCCGTGTTTCGCATTCTCAGCCTCATACCAATCATTTAGGGCTTTTTCTTGTGCCTTGGTTTCACGTTCCCTAGCCTCCTTATTCTGCTTTGCTAGTTCTTTGTTAGCAGCGTAATTATAGTTACCTATTACATCGTGGCCACCTTTGAAAGCAGATATAGCGTTATCAGTAATCTTATCCCAATCTCCGTTAATTGCATCCCGAACCATACCTACAAACATCTTAAGTGGCCAGATCATGTGTTCCCAAATTGCATTACCTACACCTACTGCAATTACCTTAAATTTATTCCATGCTTGCGCTAACTTACTACTAGCTCCTTCTGCAGTCTTAAAGGAGTCTGTTAGGTCCTCGAATTTCTGATACAGTGCTGCTACTAAGGAAATCAAGATACCTATACCAATTGCAGATAGGGCTACTCTTAGGGCTTTACTTGCTACAGTTGCTGCCCCTTGTGCTACTGTTAATCCACCTGTTGCTACTGTTGCTCCTTCTGTGGCTACTGTATTTGCTGCTGTAGCTGTGGTAGTTTCAGTTGTCGCTACTGCATTTGCTTGTTTAACTACAGTATTACTTGTTAGTGCTGTCGTACCTGCTACCTGTGTTGTTGTATTAGTAGCCTGTGCAGTAGTATTAGCTGAGACTGTAGTAGTTAGGTTTGTTTGTTCTATACCTACTAGTCTTAAGAGTGCATGATAAGCCCTATATGTACCGCTTGACTGGTCCATGAAGGTATTTTGTAGCTGAGTTATTCCATTTAAGACACTCATAGCACCTGCAAGTTTAGTAAGGGTTTGCCGTGCCTCCTCTGATTCAACGCCAAACATAGCCATAGCACCAGCACCTACTTGAAAAGCACCTACTACACTACCTGCTACATCAGTTATACCTGCTAGGCCTCGTACATCATTAGCAAAATCACCTACTACTGCCTTTGCATCACCCATAGCGTCCTTGATACTACCTGCCCTTGCTGCTAGTTGTTGGAATTTCTCACTAGCAGGGTCAACACCTTGTAGCAACATATTAGCTAGCTCGCCTTGGATTGCCTTTAGTTCCCTTTTGATATTACCGCTACCCTGCTTAAATACAGCCTCAGTATTACCTACTTCACTTTTTACTTTCTCAATAATGGACTTAAACTGTTTATCATCAAGTCTTATCTTGGTTACTAAATCTTGTGCCATATTCCTTCGCTTTCTGTTTAAGTCTATCTATGTCCTCCTTGGTTGGTAGTGGGTCTATATCACCTGTACTACCTTCTAAGTTGTCCCATGGTAAGGGCATAAATTTCCGTGGGTTATTCTCTTTAGTGCCACCCATTACCTTGGCAGATGTAAAAATAGCCTGTCTTCCTATCTCCCAGTCATCCTGTTTAGCCCTGTACAGATTCTTAACTAGTACGTGTAATTCTAACATACTCATCCTGTCTAGAATATACACTGGGTCTAGGTTGCCTTGAAATACTAAGATACTAAATACATCTGCCATTCCTAGTTTTTTCCCTTATCCTCACCTTTCTTAGTGTCATCCTTACCCTTAAACTCTGCTTGTCTAGATAATTCCCTTTTCATGAAATCTGTATAGACTGTAAAGATACTAGGGTCTTCATCTATGCTGTCTAAGAGTATATCAAATGTAAGGTCAGTGTCTTTGTTACCTGCTAAAATACAACAGTACAGAAAAAGGTACTGGTCGCTAAGTGTATCTAGGCTAAATAGTTTACTAGCTGCTGCCTCAAATAACATCATAGCACGTACTGAGTAGACTAATTTATATTCCTCGTTGTTAATTGTTACTGTATTCATGATTAAAAAATTATTGGGCTACCTACTACACCCTTGTTAAGTTTGGATATAATAGGTATAGCCCTGTTTCATTATTATTTCTTTATGCTGTTGCCACCTTCTTAAGCGCACCGACACCTGTAAAAGTAGCAGAAAATGTAGCGTTATCCTCATTTGGTGCAGAACACTCTAGGGAGGTAATTAATACCTTGCCTGTATATGTGCCTGTAGTGCTAGGAACCCAACCGCCTTTAGTTACCTCATCTGCCTTAGTCTTATAGTTCTTCTCTAGGGCAAATACTGCATCTATTGGGGTCTGTGCAGTCATAATATCAAAGAGTTGTTCAAAGCCTACACCTTCACCATCATTTGACATTAGGTTTTCTGTTGACATTTCCCAGCTGATTTTGCCTGCCTGTGCTGATACCCACTTACCACCGCTGTCCTTAGAGGTAGTCTCAGTTGTATCTTGGCTAATTGAAAGACTGTGACTAGTTGCAAAAGCGATAGACTTTCCATTAATAAAAAGCATTAGGTCACGTCCTTTGGTTACACTTGCCATATTATTATTTATTTTTTATATTTACTGTTATCGTAAGTAGTTCTAGGAATGTGTCTTCCCTGTACTCCTCGCTAGTGTCCTGTAATTCTAGGTCTGTTATTTCTAGTCCCCCTATTGTCTTACCTTGACTTGCTAATAAGACATCTACTACCTTACTGCAAATCTCTAGACCTTGCCTATAATCACTGCTAGCTACTATAAAAGACATTCTAACCTGTGTATCAAATACTAGCTTATCTTTATTACTGCTAGGTGTTAGTCCGTCTCTCCGATATACAATGAAAGGGAAACTAGTACCTTTATCAGCGACTAGTGGAAATACTTTACTTCCTACTTGCCTACTTATTTCCTCGTCTTGTAGTAGGATAGATTTAACTACCCTTCCTAATTCTAAACTCTCCATTACTTCTTATTCCATATCTTATCAATAGACTCAGAAAATAACCTACCCATAGAGTCCTCAACTTCTGACATCTTAGCCTGTACAGTGGGTTGGAAAAAACTATGTCGCTTATGAACACCCCTACTAGCACCTGCCTTAGTACGTCTCAACTGTGTACCAAGTTCCCAAAATTTTAAGCGAAAGTCAGCCATGATATGCACCTTAGCTGTATCACTATCCTTACTTGGCTTACTATACTTGATACCAGACTCTAGCGTTTTACCGTTCCAGTAGTTAGGGTGATTATAGCCCTTAGTTACTGTTCTGAGACTCTGCCTAGCTGCCTTGACTAAAATATCACTACCATTCTTTAGTGCCGTGTTTTTAGCCTTGGTTTGTTCTCGTCCTGTTAGCTCTGTGAATTTCTTAACAAGTTCATCTACCCCTGTTAGTTCTAAGTTGTCGTTATTCATTGATTAGCTCTGTTTCTATTACCTTCTTTTGTTGGGCTGGTACTGGAATGACACTTAAGACCCTGTACTTCTTATCCTTGTACATTATATAGTCTGTGTGTTCCTGTATATTAACGTACTGCCACACTTCAAAAGTAACTTGATAGGTATAGACTATTTCATCATTTACTACCTCTCTACTGCCTGTCTTATACCCTACATTAGTCCTAGTAGTTGTTAATAGGCGGTGTTGATTGGTAGAGCCTCCGAAATCGTCTTGTAATATTTCAGTCCGATAGATAGAAATTACATCTCTTAGTAGTCCTGTTCTCATTTCTGTACCTTATCCTTTCCGCCTGTGTACTTCTTACTGTAATTCTTGTATAAGTCTAGTAAGTAGGTAAGACTATAGGGTAGCTCTGTGTGACTACTAAAAGCAATTGACTCACGGTTAGCGTATAAGTTTGCTGTTAGAATTAATATAGATTGAACTAGGGGAGGCGGTAATGTTGTCCTCCCACTAGCTTGTATGATATTTTCTAACTTATCATCTATATGTCGTTCTACTGCTAATTCCGCTGCTTGTTCTAGGTCACATAAGTACTCATCGTCATCGTGAAAGCTAGAGTCTATGTTAAGATGTTTTTTTAGTTGCTGTAAGTTTACGTACATATAGAAACTTAGTTAACTATTAGACTGCGAATGTACCAAACTGGAAAGCCTCTGGTCTGATAAGTGCTGCATCAAAGTAAGCATTAACTACTAAGCGAATCATACCATTAACCGCCTGTGTGTAGTTATCTACTACGATGTCCAGACCGCCCCAACTACCGATAGCCAAGTTAGAGAAATCACCTACTACAAAGGTCTTAGCCTCTACATTTGATGTACTGTAAACAGGTGTACCGTCCAATGTGCCATCAGTATAAGCAAGCTGGGCTGTACCTCTAGAACCCTTCATCATGTTTCTAAAACTAGCACGTGCAGAAGGTGAGGCAATATATGAAATACCACCGAGTACATTAGCCTCTTCTACCTTTGCCTCAAGACCTACCAAGCCCTCAAAATCTGTAACCTTAGTAGGAGTCTTTCCGTTAAAAATACCTGCAGGGCTTGTAGCTGACTTAGTACCCTTGCCTAAGATAGTAGACTCAAGTTTAGAGTTAATAGCGTTAATCAAGTCCTGCCTAATTGCATTCTCTACACCGATAGAATCCTGTGCAAGCAACATCTTACTAATATCAACATAAGCCGTCAAACGCTTTGGAGTGAGTGTTACATTATTAAACAGTACATTACCGTCTGTTGCTGCTGCTGTCTCACCTGCCCAATTAACATTAGAGCCTGTCATTACTGGAATCTGTGCGTTATTAGTCAAGCCTGTATAGAACTTTGCACCTGCCTGTACTAGGACATTCTTAGCACGGAGAGGCTCAATAATATCGTATAAGTCTGTTGCTACTACATCTACACCCTCACTAGCTACTGAAACTGCCGCACGTGTCTCCATGGTAGGAATATAAATTTGGCCCACTGTATTAAGACCTGCTGCCCTCATTTCCTTCATACCCTCATTACAAACTGCTGCCGTCACATTATCGAGCTGTCTGTTTTCTGCTACATTTCTAATAGCCTTGAGTAAACTAAATCTCTGTTCTTTCATCGTATTAATATTAATATGTTTGTGTGTTCGTGCTGAGCGTGTTTCTTCTTTGTCTTCCTTATCTTCACCCTCAACATCGTTATCCTTGTCCTTATCCTCGTCTACTACTTCCTCATCAGACTTCTCTACAGTCTCTTCTACCTGTACTTCTTTCTCGTCCTCTGTGTCAGTGTTTTTCTTTTCTACTTCTTCCTGTGTTGGTACTTCTTCCTGTACCTCATCAGTCTTCTCTACAGTCTCTTCCTGTACTTCTTTCTCTTTCTCGTCCTGCATTTCTCTTAGTTGGTTAAGTTTGTCTAGTGTTCTTTGACTAACTGAGGTACTACTATAAGCTGGATTCCAAACAGGGGAGACATCATGTAACTCGTCAATCTTAAGTATCTCCCTGTATTGCCGTCCGTCTGTTCCTGTCGTCCATACCTCGCTACCTTCATCTGTGCTAACTGTAAAAGCGAAACTGCTACTTTCAATGTCACCACGTCTAAGGTATTCTAGTAATTCATCACCCAGATCCGTATTTGGTGCAGTGAAGGTATATTTAAGCCCTTGTTCATCTAGTTGTAATTGTAAGCTACCTGTACCATACTTAGACCTAGCTAGTACCTTGTCTTGGTCATGGTTAAATAGGCAAAATACATCAGACCTCATTAGTACTTCCTCAGTGATTGCAGAAGGGTTAATAGTCTCATAAAATCCTAGGTCTTCACTTTGGCTGTTAAAAACTACTGCATAACCTTCTACTGTTCTACTGTCTTGATTTACTACTGGGGTACTGTTGGTTGCTCGTATTTCTATGTTGTTATCCTTCCTCATCTGTACTACTTGTTAGGTTTGTCTTACTTACATCATTATAGGCTAGGTTGTGGCTGTCTCCATTCTCAACTGGGTTATATCCTAGCTGTCTTCTGACTTCGTTTATACTCAAAACTCCCATACTAAGGAGGCTGTTATAGTACCCTGCTAATTCCGCCTTGTTCGTTCTCAGTATTGCAGTTTCATCTAAGCCTATTTCTAATCCTGTACCGCCTGTTAGTTTCCTGTTTAGTTCCTCCTCTATCATCACAATATAGGGGTTAAGCGTGTAAGTAAGGTATTGTAAGTTAGATTCACCTACGCTACTATAACTACTTTTGCTTAGGTCGCCTAAAAGTACAGGGGATATGTTGAAAAATCTAGCTATATCAACTACACTAAAATTTCTAGACTCTAACATCTGAGCATCTGAGCCGTTAATACTGATAGGCTGATAATCCATATTTACAGGCAGCACAACTACACCGCCTCCTTGATTACCTTGCCCAAATGTAGACCGCCAATTAGTACTTATTGCCTGCTTTTGTTCCTCACTTAGATTACTGTGTACCTTGATTATACCGTTTAAGTTGCAACCATTACTAAAAAAGTTCTCCGCTACTTGTTCTGTCTGTTGTGCGATATTGAGACTTCTAGCTGCATGACTAAGAACACTAATACCCTGTACACCGTCAACTGAGTACCTAAGAAAATGTAGAATCTCACTAGGTTGTATCTGTCTAGCCCCTATGTATGAACAGGTATAGTAAAGGGTGTTATCTTCCTTCCTATAATTACACTGTACATCATCAGCTGGTAAGTATCTAAGCCCTACTACATCCTTACCCTTTTTCTCAATTAGGACATAAGCGTTACCCTTCAATAAAACAGACTGTACTATATTCTTAAGTAGTGTATAGCGTGTCATCCTATTGTTAGTAAAGATGTCATAAAGTGGGTGTTTGTCTAGTAGGTCTGTTCCCTTTGTATTCTTTGCCTTGACTTGAATAGGTAGGGTAGCAATTGAATCACTAATAAGGTTAACTGCACAATAGACCGCACTAAGACTCATAGCACTGCCTGACTGATAACCAAAACCCCACCCTAGACTTTCTGATAAGTTAGGGTTATAAAAGGGTTGGCCTCGTTTTTCTGGCTTGTCCCTACTTATATTTAATCCTAGTATTTTCATGGTTAAAAATTAAATCCTGTTATTTCGTTATTATATCGTGGCTGTTCTAAATATTTACCTAGTGCATTTAATGTAGAGTGTACACCGTCTATCTTACGTTCGCTGTTATTATTCTGCTTAACAGGTTTGATATTACCGTTACTGTCTTCCATAATTTCACAATTACCAAACATCCAACTAGTTATTAAGTTTTTATCTAGCTTGAGTGTGCCATTACGTGCTATCATTTCCAAGTGCCTTGTAGGTCTGTTCATGCTGCCTACTGTTTGGCTGTAAGGTTGGCAGTTAAATCCTAGTTCTGTTAGCTTAATAATTGCCATTGTACTCTGCCATTGGTCATAAGATATACACTCAATAGGTATAGTCTTGTTAATAGCCTGTATGTCTTCAATTACCCTGTTATAATCTACTACATTGCCTTCTGTGATATTCAGATAACCTAGTCCTTGCCAAAATTTATACTTATCCCTGTTGCTACTCTCACTTAGGGCAGACTGTGGCAAGTAGTACCAAGACTTAGAGTAGATTATGTTGTCGGTTGGTATTACTAAGGTCATTGCTGTTATATCACTTGTACTACTAAGGTCTAACCCTAAGTAGCCTGTACACCCTTGAAATTTTGGGTCTTGAAGGTCTATAGGTGTCATTGAGTCCTGTATATATCTACTAGGAATCCACTCACCCCTTTCATTACTACACCAGATATTCATTAACTTAGTCTTATAGTTAGTGAGTAATAAAGGGCTATTCTTTGCTTTCCTTAGTTCAGATTGTAAGTAAGATTCAGTCACAGTAATATTTATATTTGGCTGACACTTTACCCAGTTCTTAGGGTCTTCTATGTCGTCTTCCTTGTCTAGTGTGTAGATAGCTGAAAAAATACTATCATCTTCTGCTTTACCTTCCAAGATACTTATAAATGTACTTCTTAGTTGGTAGCATGGATTAGACATATCAAAGCCAGCTGTAGTAATATAAAGCATTAGGGGCTGAGTTCTCATACCCACACTGCTAGTTAGGACATTTGCAGTATTATTAGACCGTGCAGCATGGTACTCATCTAGACAAAAAGCAGAACAGTTTAGACCGTCCAATTTGTCCGCATCTGAACTAACAACCTTCATAGTAGACTTGGTAAGGGGAAACTTAATAGAATCCCTGTAATAGTTAAAGTACTTACCCTTCTTGTCTATGCTACTAATAAAGTTCTTAGACATCGTAAAAGCTAGCTGTGCCTGTGCGTAACTATTGGCTGCAAAAATAACTTGCGCTTCTTGTTCGGAGTCCGCTATGAGGTGATATAACATAAGGCCTGCTGCTAGTGTACTCTTTCCACACTTACGGGCTACCTCTATATATACTTCCCTAACGACCCTAGTATTATCTGAACACCACTTAAAGCCGTATATACTTGCTACTACCCATTTCTGCCATTCCTGCAATACTAAGGGTTTACCTGCAAATTTACCTGTAGACTGTGGTAGCTTTTGTAAGAAATTAACTACCTTATCAACTGCCTTAGAATCAAAGTACCTATCTTTTTTGTTAAACCAGCTTAGGAATCTAGAACAAGCAAGACGTACATACTCACACGCTACTACCTTACCGCCTAAAACATCCCTTGCATAAGATTTGTACTTCTCATCTATCATTGTGTTATCCTAGTATTAAAGGGTCTGGGTAATTCTGTTTGTAGTCGTATGCTAGTACTTCCTCTCTATTAGTAAGTCTTTTAACGGCCTCTATATGAGTTTCTGTACAGTTCAAGCAGTCAGTAGCGTATATTTCAATGAGTCCTAATAGTTGTCTCCATTGTGCCAAAGGATAGGTAAATGTGTGACCGTGATAGATTTTTGTCATTGTCTCCTTACCTAACTGTTCATGGGCTAGGAGTGCTGCATATAAGATACACCTTTCCTGTTTGTCTAGCCACATCTTAAGACTGCCTACTGTGAAACTATTAATCTCATCTGAACTGTCGTAAAATCGTATGTCATTAATCTTCTGTTCGATTGCTACCTGTAGTAGTTCTTCCTCAGTTGGCTCTTTGTGTTCCTCTACTGTGACTTCTTCTAGTTGGTCAGTAGTTGGAATTTCCTCTACTACTTGCCATCCTGCTGCTACTAGTTCTTCCTCAGTTGGGTTAATGATTGTCTTACCGTCTAATTCCAAGTAACCGTTAAATTGGTGTCCTTCTTTAATATATCTTTTCATACCTTATAATGATTGACTACCAAACTCTAATACCGTACCCATGATAGTAACAGTGTAGATATGATTTGGTAAGATAATAAATGTATGTGGTAGTTTAATGTTAGAAGGTAGACTTATTCTAGGTACTGTTCTCCCTGTCTTAAAAATAAATCCGTACTCATCTAGGAAAGGACTGTTAGAGGCTGGCTGTAAGGTAATATTAAGACTTTCTACCTCATCCCACACATGAAACTCACCGCTCCTAATTGTTACGTCTTTCTCTGTTGGGTTTGTATGTCTTACTTCCTTACTTCTACCGTCTACTCCGTTCCTACCATCCTGTCCTTTTACATATAGGTCTGTTTTCTTAAGATTCCCTGTGGTCCTGTCGTAATTATATACATAGTAATCTCCACCGACATAAGGACATTTAGTAGTTAAGTCTGCCTGTATCTCAGTCAACCTAGTATCAACCGTCCCAAGTTTCTCTGTTACCTTAGTGTTTACATCAACTAAAGCACTATCAACCGTTCCTAGTTTTTCCTGTGCTGACCTTGTTACCTTCTCAATACCTGCATCTATCTTCTGTGTCAACTTACCGCTAACACTTGATTCTATTCTCTCACTTACATTACCTAGAGTCTCAGTATCATCTACCTCTAAATCACTGTCTATAAAGTATTCAGTGGTAATTAGTCTATCTAGGCCTGTGGTGGGATTATTTACCTTGTAGTTTAGAACACCCCTACCCATATATTGAAGGTGAGGCCAAGATAGATACATATAACCCTCATCGTCTGTAGCTGTTAAGATAGTACCAAACTTAGGATTAACGGTAAAGAAAGTAACTTGTCCACCTTCTACGAATCCTTGGGGCTTAATTCTTAACTCGCTGCCCTTGTATAAATGTTCCATATTATCCTGCTGTTAGTTTAGTTATGAAATCCTCTGCGCTAAGTTCCTGTTCCTTCTCTGGCTTTTCCGCTATCTTACTACTTGCTAGGGGTGATAGTCCTAACTGTGAAATTACCTTTAATATCTGTATCTGATAGGCTGTTTGAATTTGCAGTAGAGGATTTTTATTTGGTTTATTGTACCTATCTAGTATCAATAATCCATCCATCTTAATTCTATCCTTACACTGATAAAACATTTCTAGTGACTCAGCTAATAGGAATAGGGCTGCTTTCCATTCATTCTTAACCTCTCCATACTCAGACTCTAGATATTTATAGGCGTTGTACATATATTCCTGCACTGACTCCCTAACATCTGGGTATAGGTTTTGTATCTTTTTCTTTGTTATCATTGTTTTTCCTGTATTCTTTGGTCATTAAACAGGTAGTGGGAAATTGCATAGAACATATTAACCGCATAACTATTACCTGCCTGTTTATATAATTGCGTGTCACTTACCCCTGCTGCTCTTGCCAAGTCTACATCGTGTTCTGTAAATCCTTGTAACTTAAATGACTCAGTAGGTGTAATTCTTCTAAGTGGCTCAGTGTGATAGTCTGGGTTTGGTTTCCTAGTACCTGTTTGTATATAATGATGTGTATAGTAGTTCCCCATTCCTGCCCTTCTATCAGATTTACAGGTTAAGGTTGCTGCTATGGGTCTATCAAATTTTGGCTTAGTTGTGTAGCTTGTATTTTCTCCCAACAGATAAGCCCTGTATGTAGGACTAGTTGAGGTGTTATATTTGCTATCTACCTTCTTATCTAGAATATCCAATACCTCAGACTGACTATTTATGCTCCATTCCTTCCTGTAGTCCCTGTTAAATACGTCCCTTACCTTCGTTGATGTAAAGGAAAAATTAGGCAGGTCTAAGGTGGTAGCAAAAATTATAAGCCTGTTTCTATTCTGTGCTAGCTTATAATCTGCTGCATTAAATAGGTCATAATATACAGTGTAACCTAAATTTTCTAACGTGGTCTTGATTGTCCTAAATGTGTTACCCTTGTCATGTGTTAATAGCCCCTTTACATTCTCTAAGAGTACAAAAGGGATAGGCTTGTACTGTTTCTTCTTGACTTCTAGGATGTGTACTATCTCATTGTATAGCGTTCCTCTTGGGTCTTGAAATCCTGCCCTTTTGCCTGCACTACTAAAAGTCTGACAGGGAAAGCCACCAGTTAAAATATCTATGTCTAAGTTCCTAGTTATGTAGTCCTTTGTCTTGTTCCATGCTATTAAGTCACCCATTGCTAAACTATACTTACTGCTTGGGTGTATTGCTTGATAGGTCTTCACTGCGTGCTTATCTAATTCGCTGTATGCTATGGTTGGTATCTCTAAGTCACTATCTAGGTATAATAGTTCTGCAGCCCTACTAAACCCACCTATACCTGCAAATAATTCTAAGTGATTTAGTCTTTTCATGTTCTTTCAATTATTACACGCTTATAGATTGTCTTCTCACCTAGCTTTGGATTATTCAACCTATCTACTATCCTAAATTGACTGCTACAGTGCTTAGTCAGAAAATTAACAGGGACACCCATCCTACCTTTATAGTCGCTTGGAATGTCCTTTACTTTATTCACATTGATAGCTGGATAGTTACTGTAAGTTGGATAGTCAGTAGGGTTATAAGTTGCTGTTAGTTCTAATTCCTGTCTAGATACTGGCAATGTTGTAAACCATGATGTACTACCTAAGTCTTTAACTGTGCCGTCTGGAGTTACATAGTACCTAAGTGTTGTGTGACCTAATCTAATCAATCCTGCCTTAAACATTGGAAAGATGTTATTATAAGTCACTGCATTTATACAACCAATCACTATAAAGTCCTTGTTCTTGATTGTATCTATATAGTCTCTGAATAGGCTAAAGGGTGGGTTTGTAATTACTATGTCTGCCTCCTTTAATATTGCCTTGCTAGTTGGACTATTATAGCTACCGTCCCCACTTACAGCTGTCTTTATCGTATGTCCGTTTATGTAGTCTAACTTATATGTACCGTTCGGATTGTAATGAGTTGCTGTTAGTCCCTTTAATCCTAGACTATCATAATTTGTAGTTAAGTAAGTCCAAAACCTACTAGCCTCACTATCACAATTACAAACCACCTTCTTTCCTTTTAGGTATGGACTGTAATATACTAGTTCCTTCTCTATGTCTTCTAGCCTTGTGTAGTACTCGTCATTCTTTGCTGCCTTAGATTTATTTAAGCTAGTATTACTCATTATATAATTTTTCTAGTAGATTTAATGAACGCTTAACCAGCTCACACTTCATTCTATGGTAGTCGTCTGTGGGTAAGTCGTCTGTCATGTAGGAACGACTTGCAAACATTATATATCTCATTCGCTTTTCTAACATATCTTCTACACCTATTCTATATGCTAAGATGTAGATATGATAGCCTGCTCTTTCTAAGTTTGTTAATGTCTGTACTGCTTGTTCCTCCTTACCCTGCAACATATCTAAGCTAGGTAAGTAATGTATGTCTTCTCCCCCTTGTCCAGTATCTAAGTGGGGTGTAGTTGGGTCTGTTATGTCGCCTAGGTATAAAAATTCTAGTTCACCTCTACTACTCTTACATCCATTATAATAAGTCCAAACACCATCTACTAGGTTTAATATTGGTCTCTTATAGTCTAGTCTCAAAATATCTAATACTTCGTCTAATGTTCTTGTCATAATCTCAAAATGTGTTAAAAATTACCCTCCCATGTGCAAATAAAACTGGGGTGGGGTAAAACGTTGATAGTCAAATAGTTAGATAGGGGCGGGGGTATAAAGTGCTTAATATCAAACTGTTACACTTTACTCTCTACCTCACCCCTACTAATAACTAATATTATCATCTGACTTTATACTTCAACCTAGTACTGTAAGTCTTCCCCTACATTATTACTAGGTGTTGTGTTATTCTTCTTTGGGTTGTGGATAGCGTTGTGACATTCCCTACAGATTGATTGGAGGTTGTCTAAGTCATACGCTAGTCTATCTCTCTCAACAGGATTACTAGTAGACATAAAACTAACTTTGTGGTGTACATCTTGGGCAACCTTGATTATACCCTTCTTAAGACAACATTCACATAAGGGTTTCTGTCTTAGCTTAGTATCTCTTAGTTGTTTCCATGTCGTGCTACTATATATTGCCTGTCGTTCTGCTTTTCGTTTGGCACTGTAAGAATCTTTGTTTATATTCTTAGGCCTGTATATTGTTGGCATAGTTTATTAGTGTTTAGTTATCAGTCTGTATTAGTAAAGTGGTAAGGGCTAATATCACTACTAACCCCTACCTAATTATGACAATAAACTATTACAGATTGAAAACAATTTCTTTCTTACTTATTAGGATTCTAGGGCGTGTAGGCTGCAATATTACATACTTCCCTATTATCCTTTCTACTTATTAGGATTGTAGGGTGTGTGACTTGCAATATTGTACACTAGAACACCCTAAAGTCTAACCAGCTTTTATTAGGTAGTTGTCGTCTTTCTGTTGCCTGCTTAAACCTCTCTAGTACTTCCTCCTTTGTTAGTTCCTGTACTTCATTGTCTAGGGTTGCACGTTCTATATCTTCACCCTTCTTATCTAATACTGACTTCTCTATCTTCTTCATTGCTACTGTCCTCCTTGATTAAAGTTTATCCCACTTGCCACTAAGACCTAATAAGCTATTCTGTATCTTAATGTTGTCCTCTTTCTCGTTCCCTGTTAACCCTAGACTTCTTAGCATAGGGTCTGATTGGTAAGGGTCTGATTGATTAGTAGTAGTAGGTGGGATTGGATTGCTTGGGGTATTATCTACAGGCTCATCTACAATACCTGCTAACTTCTTCCTCCTTGCCTCTAATACCATTTCCCAAAACATATCATTACTACGACCGTCAAATGTGTATAGGCTTAAACGCTTAGACTCATCATTATACCTAACATTCTCTAAGGTAGATAAAAACTTCTCCCTTGCCTGTTCCTTCTCTTCCTTCTTACTTAGCTTAACTGTATCATCCTTCTTAATAGTCTTTGGTTTGCTAGGTAAGATTGTTTCCCTGTTATCCTGTACATCACCGAATAACTCCTTTTCAAGTTGACGGCTATACTCTTTCCTTGCCTCTTCTGTCATTGTCTCAGTCTGATTTAATTCTACTGCTGTCATATCTATTTTATGTTTTATGTCCTAGTCAAATACTAAGACGGTTAATTATTATGTTGTTCCTTGTATTGCCAATAAGACCTACTATTAATTCCTTGTTTTGCCAATACTTTAACTGTTAATTCCTTATTTTGCCATTAATTCCTTGTATTGCCATAGAATTATAGTACGTTCCTTATTTTGCCATTAATTCCTTGTTCTGCCTGTACACCCTAGTAGAAGGCTATTTTTATCTTAACTTACTATATATCAATTAGTTATGTAATACTTAGCTAGATTAGGCCTTATATCACGTCTCCTAGGGTGTCCTTATTTTCGCATTACTGTATATAATAGGTATATTATATATACCTATACAGATACATATACGGACACACTACTACTAACGTTAAAGACGTAGTAGTGAGTCCTTTATCTTTAATTAGTAGGCGCGCGCTTTGGTCGCTCGCCTATCTATCTTATATTCAACACTTTAGAAATCTCCCATTAACTTAGCGAAATCAAATTTAAGGTTACATAGTGGGTTAGTGTCCTTCTGTACAGTAGGTTTCACTTCTTCTACTACAGGCTTTTCCTCCATCTGCCAATCATTACCTTTAACCTTTTCCTTATCTTGCCAAACCTCTTCTTTAGTTTCCTTCCCTTGCCACTCTTCATTAATGTTAGGGGTTAGGCTACTTAGAAATTTATCAAGTCCTACTATATCATTTAGGGTAGGCTTAGGTGTAGTAAGTAATTCCGTCTTAGGCTGTTTCTCATACTCACTAGGCCTGTATGTATTCTTTGCCTCTTTCAATACCTTACTAATTCTATCCTTACCAATCTTATAACCTTTCCCCTTGATTGTCTCTAGGTTCTGCATTATAGTTTGTCTTGGATTTATTAGGTGTCTCAGTTCTTCATCACTAAGTCTATCACCTATTCCTTTATCCTTACAGTATCTATATAAGGTTCTCTCACTTACCTCTATACCTTTCTGTCTAAGTACCTCTAAGTTTTCCTGTATGCTTAGTTTCTCATCATAGTACTTCTCAATCAGTGTGTAATCTACTGTCTTCATATTTTTAATGTTTTGTGTCCCTTCCCTTTATTGTTTAGGGTTGGGACTGGTTAATTATTTTCTGTATTCTATCCTTACTAACCTTATAGCCCTGTCCCTTGATGTTCTCTAGGTTTTTACGTACACTTAGGTTAGGATTGATTAGCTTTCTTAGGTCATCATCGGTTAGCTTATATACTATACCTCTATCCTTACAGTATCTATAAAGGGTATCATCGCTTACCTCTACACCGTTTTTCTTAAGTACCTCTAAGTTATTCTGTACTGTCATGTCTGGGTTATAATACAAGTCGATTAGGTGGTAGTTCCATTCCTTTGTACCTGTTCTAATATCAGCCATCATCTTAGACCGTTCATATTTTCCATAGTACTTAGGATTTACTACTAGTTTTTTCTCGTGGTAGTCGTCCTTCATTGCTTTTCTAACTGCCTCCCTGCTTTCCTCGTATTCCGTTTGTAGTATGTCTAATTCCTTCTTCATGGTCTTTTTAACAATACTAACAAGACAATCAATAGTTAGGGTATCATCTGAGTTATCAAAGAAACGTTCTCGGTCTATGTACAAGTTATATAGTAGTTCTTCTGGGGTTGTATCTGGTTTTATCAATCTTCTCAGTCTTGCATAGTTGTTAAGTTTTGCCCTTCTATGCTCACCGTCTACATACTTCACTGGCTTATCATTTTCCCATCTGTAGTAAAGTTGATAGTAACCGTGTCTTTCGCTAACTAATCTATACTTCTCACCGTCCTTAAAGTCTATCTGTGTTCTATAGTAGTATTCATAGACCTTACTGTACTTTGCGACTACTTGATTATAGCTTAGTAGTTTTAAGTCCCCTACTAACTGCTTATCTAGGGTTATCTTTGTATCTACTTCCTCCTCCTGTACAAGTCTAAGTAGTTCATCAAAATACCCCCTTATATCTTTCAGCCCATACACATAACCACTAATATAAGATTCTCCTTTCTGTGTTGTGCCGTTAAAATATTGGTCTCCCCTTGTTCCGCACCTATCCTGTATTCTTTCCCCTGTTTCCTTTTCTATCTGGTTATGTAGTGCCTCAGATACTGCCTTATGTTCATTCCTTGCTAGTATCTTATCCATTACATAAACCATTCTGAACTTACGCTTTTCTGGCTTATCGGAGAAGGTAGTATAGGTAAAGGTAGGCTGGCAGGATAACATACTAAGAAAAGCTGGTATATGTGTGTAGGCAGTCTCATCTATATCAATACTTACTACTTGGCTACCTTCCCAATAATCAGACCTCTTAACACATCTTTTCATATAGCCGTCCTTTTCTGTTGGCATGGTATAGTACTGTTTTCCGCTACAGGTCTGAATAAATACCTTTCTTCCTTCCTTGTATTTATAGAGTCCGCAAAATGTATAACCCAACCTTATATAACTTAGTAGGTCAGTAACGCTTAATGTCGTCCTCTTAAATCTCATACTTTCTGCTATCCCTAGTTCAGCCATCTTAGGTTTATCATTCATTACTGCACTAATTGCCTCTTCCTTACAGTGATACCCTTGCTTACTTAGGGATACAGTTACATTAAAATCCTTGTCTTCCTTCATTTTAGTAATAGTTTAATAGTCTATAGTTCCCCTAGTCCACATTGAAGGGTAGTAATCGAGGCAGGTATGGATTAAATCCTGCCTTATACGCTAGGGGATTGCTCATCTCGAATACTTACTCATTGATAGATTAAGTTTGTTGAGACTTTGTAGATGGAGAATAATTTTTAAGTTATTCTTTGTGCTAGACCTGTTATAATCTAGCTGTCATGTGTTTGTTAGTCTGTAGTTCAATCAGTCCTACTATCTGAGCAATCCTAGTAGTCCCAACTTCCCTAGACCTAACTGTGTCACCCTTTCTTAAAGTACTTGAAGAACTTAGGAGAGTAGCTAATCTTGAATATTTACCCCAAAAAGTACTTTAATTTATAGTTGCGGTGTCTTTCAACTTTTGACCTACTTATTTATAGTAGCGTGGTCTACTACTTTCCTACTTCTTTCCATCTTAATGTACTCGAAAGCAGTCCCAAAAATCAGTTTGTAAAGCTCGTAGCCCTAGCCTTATTGAAAAGTAGTGCCTAGGTGGTTTTATCCCCCTTACACACTAGGGCCTTTCTATACTTGCACTATAGTTGACGTTTTAAGGGGTAGTATAGTAGTTGAATATGGAGGTTTTTTGTTTTAACCCTACTATACTAACCCTGTCTTTATAAGTTACCCTATAAAAACCTGTCATTGCTAGGGACTGGGCAGACAATCATTTAATCCTAGCTTTACTGTTTGTCATTCTAAGCTATCATCTATTATCACTAACCGACAACCCACTTAGTCAGCACGTACTACATCGACACGAACACCCACTACTCACCTTGCTCAGTACTGTACAAACATTATCGAAGGGGATTATTTCGATTTTAGCCTATACAGTGGTTTTCCGTGTGTCGTCCTTTTCCGTGCTTAGACTTGGGTAGTATCTATCATCACTGACCTTCCTACCCTAAAAATAAATTAACAAACGCCGCCTTTTTGCGTTTTGAAATTAGAGAGTTCCTAGTGTCTTATCGAAAAGTAGTGACCCGATCCGCCACGCACTAGGATTTATTATATTAATTTACACTGACTATCTTATACCCATTTAGTCGCTTTATTACACCCTTGCAGCAAAGTAATACATAATCTATACTTTTAATAGGTAATCTAAGCCCCTGTATTACATCTAGTTCACTTTCAAATCTACCTACTTCCATGTTCCTACTGTCAAATACAATATACTTTTTCATGTCCTAATCTGTTTTAAGGTTTAATTCTGTCCCGTGTCTTACTTTTATCATAGGCCTTAGACTTCAACACTAAGACCTTTTGGAACTTTGCTTGTGCTATGTCCTGCTGTGATTTAATCTGTTCACACTTCATAATAAGGCCTGTTCCAATTATAAATAGAACACCGCCTACAATACTTAATACCTTATTACTCTTCATTGTCTTATTATTGTTTAGTTTATCCTGCTAGTTTCCACATATAACTAACACCGTCTCTGCCTGTGGTACATTGTTGTTTACCGTTAATACAAGCACTAATACCGCCTCTATTAATCCCTGTTGTCCTTTCTGCTGCCTTAATACTATCATACTCAGCAATTAGTACCCCATCAACTGTTAACTGTCTTACGTGCTTCATATCGGCCTTATGTGCTTTCTGTAGGCTTGCTTTATGTTGTTCACTTAGTTTCAGCCCCCTATGTCCTTCTGCTATATTTCTCTTAGCAGTCTCACTTAGTTTCTTACCTTTCATTATCCTACTTAGTTTTATCTTAGTAGTTTCAGTGTGTGTATAAGTTCCTCTGGTCATTCCTCCCAGTGTCATATTATACCCTAGCCCTGTCTTATAATAGCTTTGTTCTAGTCTAATAAGTGCTATCTCTGCCTCATCTAGTAGTCCCCTTAGTTCCTCTCTAGTATCAGCATGAATAGTTAGTAGTACGGTGTAGTCAAAGTTCTCAACACCGTATTTAAGTATTGCCCTGTCTATAATCTGACTGTCTGCCCTTTCACCTCTCTTATGTTGTTGGTATCTCTTTTCTGGGTGTATTGTCTGACCTACATACTTCTTACCGTTCTTCTTATTTGTCCACCTGTATATAATTCCAAACATAGTATTATCTGATTCTAAAGTTAACCTTACACAAACCACGTCCTATCAAATCTACACCGTCCTTGCTACACCTTTTTATATAGTAGTTAGTAGTATTATATTTCATAGCAGTATCTTTCAGCCCCCTACAGACCTCTATTACAGTTCCAGCACTATCTAACACTTCTATAGTCTTCTTAGCTTTTTCTGCTCTCCTTGCCTGTACAGTACCGTGTCTCATGTTATCAATCCTACTAAGCCATTCTAGATTAACTACATCATTATCTAGCTTATCTTCGTTGATGTGATTAACTTCTGGTAGGTTGTTTGGGTTTGGTATAAAGGCCTGTGCTACTAATCTATGTATGTAGTGTTTCTTTTTATCACCATCCTTAGTTAGTACAATCTGCTTATAGCCCTTTTTAGTTAGGAATGGTTTAATTATCTTTTCACTTAGGTTTTTAACTTCACCGTCTTTCCTAGTGATTGTCTTTGCTAGGCTCTTCACTCGTCCTAGGCTACTAATCTTGTAAAAGGTTTCATATCCTTTAATGTTTTTCCATGATTCTTGTTTATTGTTTATCATGTTCCTCCTAGTTTGTGCCTTGCCCCTGTGTTTTTCAAGTTGGGCAAAGCTGGTTAGTTTTACTGTCATAGTTAAGGATTGTAGACCTTAACACTTGCATTTATTACCACTACAGGATAACAAATGACTTCTTTATCTACAGTTAAGGGTTGTAGACCTTCCCACCTACATTTATTACCATTACAGGATAACAAATGTACTTTCAATCATTGATAAGTCTTCAACACTTACCACACTACACCTATCAAGTCTAAGGGGACAAAATAGGGGCTTAATAAAAATTGCATATTATAAAATGTTCGCACATACGCACGCACGTATGTACACCTATAAGGAATTAAGCCATTTTTGGGGTAAAAATTGGGGGGCAACTTGAGGCGGTGGGTGTGGTTTGTAGTGTTTTTCATGGTTTTTCTGCCCCACATACCCCCATATCCCCCACACACCTAAAAATCCCTTCCAACTTCTGAGTACTTAAGGTTAACAGTCTGAATATCAACCCCTTACTATACCAACCCTTCCTAAGCCTGTGTTTTTCTATATCTCCCTGTGTTCCAATGAGTTAAGGCAAAATAAAAGCAGACATACATTTAACTGTACATCTGCTCACTTCCTAGGTCTGGTTGGGTGGGTTAACTTCCCTGTATTATGTCTCTGATTGTCAATAACCTACTCAACATCTTATCAGTCCTCACAACTATATCCCCCACTTTATTTATAGAGTCTGGGTTAAGTTTCTGATAATATCCAATCAGCATATCTATACTTATATCATTATCTATCAACCACTTAGCAATATCACCTAACCTTCCCTTACTGTTTCCAATCTTTCCCAACAGTCTATCATAATCTACAGCCTCTTTATGTTTAGGTTGTACTGTATTATATTGGGTGGGTGGGTTTTGTATAGCCCCTACCTTTACTAGTTCCTCACCTACCATCTTAGCCTTATCTGTACTAGTTAGGTGGCTGTAGGTAGTCTTAATCATCTTGTCATCTGAGTGTCCTGTGAGGTAACATAGTTTATCTGGGCTTATACCTGCTCTAAGTTTGTTCGTTATAAATGTATGTCTAGCACAGTGGGAGGTTAATTTAAGGTATGCTGGTTCTGTAATCTCCTCATCCTGTGCGTTTCTATAAGTTATCTGTCTATCAATCCCTGCAAACTTAGCCAACATTCTAATAGCGTAATTATAGAACTTTCCACTATCTAAGTTATCTAGACTTATACTAAACTTCTTCTTACTATACTTTGCTATGAAATCTCCTAAGTACCCATCAATCAAGACTAGCGCACATTCCTTACCTTGACTCTTCTTTGTCTTAACTTCAAAATACTTAAGCCCTTCTACTTCTACCTGTTTAACCTTATCAGTAGGCTCTCCTATGATGTATTTAATAAGTTGTTCTAGGTCGCTTACTCTCTGTCCTGTAGTACACTGTAAGATAAATATATCCCTATACTCCTCTAAGACATCACCCTTTATATTATTCTTACTAGTTGGGATAATTTCTGAGTAGCTATATTTCTTATCTGCCTCTAGCTTAAGTCCTGCAATACTATATAGTTCATCTGGGTTAAGTGTAAATCTTCCTTTCTCTGGTCTCTTATCTGCTTTTTTAACTACTACTATACCGCCTGCAATACCATACTTTATAAACGGTTCTTCTACTGCTAGCACTTTATTAATTAATCTAGCTATCAGTTCTACCTTGTTATTTACGCTGCTTGCACTATCCCCTATATTAGTTAGGTATCTCTGGTATGCTAAAACCCCAGCTTGCTTAAATACATCTAGCTTAGTAAGGTTGTTAGCGTTCAAATATTCTAAGTAACTTTTAAGTCTACCTAGGTTAACTCTTCTAGTGTCATTTCTACCTACAACTGCTTTAGGTTCTGGGTACATCTGATTAAACGCACTCTCTATTAAATCACTTGCTTTTATCTTTGCCATACCTGTTAGATATTCTGTAATGTCGTTAATATTGTATGTTTCATTAACACTACTGCAAAGGTAAATCAAATATTCCGTAAACCTTTCCCTATACTCTTCTATTTTTTTATTAACTACTTCGTTGTTATAATTGTCTATCTTATTTAGTAAGTTGGAGGTTATTGCTAGTTGATGTTCTTTACTCCACTGTGCAGGCTTAACTTTAGTACCTGTTGAAATCTTATGTAATATTCCATCTACTCTAACCCCACAATATACTAGAGTTGGGCTACTTACATTACTTTTCCTTAGGTAAAATTTAATCTTATGTAGTACTTGTCTCATACTAAATATAGTCTATTTTATGTTGTTAATATACATTAATTCTAGTAGTTTTCTAGGCTAACTTGGTGCTCGTTTTGGTTCACGCTTTAACTCAAACCCTACTATTATAGTCTATTTTCAGTTCAACCTTAGTAAACCCTGTCTAAATAAGAATTTATTAACAAATCACATAAATCACTATAAATCAATAACTTATATAGCCTATTAACATATTTTACGTATTTTCCGCAAACGTAGCAAATTTTAAGCAGATTTGGCACATTTAGATATAATAATTTCAGTATAAAATGGTTTTTTTGTAGTTTTGTAGACG